ATAACACGAGATCAGCTTGAATTAGCTTTTTACAATACATCTCTTTTTAGAAAGTTTTGTTCATGAGGACCTGGGTAACATTTTTCAGTCAGACTGGTTCTGAGATTTACAAGCTTTCAAATAGACTTGAAAGAGTACCTGATGTAATCATTACAAATAGTGAAAAGATTCGACCTGAAGTTGTAGATAAGTTTGGAGATAGTATAGTTTACGTTAGCCCGAAACCTACAATAGAAGATTATCTTAGATTTATACCTGTTAATAGCTTAGTTACTCTTCACGGATGGCTTAGAATTATACCAGAAGAGATTTGTGATCGTTATGAAATTTACAATCTTCACCCTGCTAACCTATTTCATAACCCTGAACTAAAAGGAAAAGATCCACAAAAAATGGCTTATAACAAAAAACTTATATTTTCAGGTAATACTATTCATCGCTGTACAGCAGAGCTTGATGCAGGAGAGATACTTGAGCACAGTTATACTTCTATTGAAGGTTTAACACTTAGTGAAACTATTGCAACATTACATGAAGATGCTACAAATTTGTGGTATAGATTTTTAAAAAGGAGACTACAATAGATAAATGAAAATTGCTATTTCAGGCGCTCATAGTCAAGGTAAGACTACTCTTATAAACTATCTACAGAATCTAGGTAAATTAACAGAGTTTGATTTTATGACTTCTTTAACAAGAAGTATGCAAGATGCGGGGTATAATATTAATGAAGACGGGGATGAAGTAACTCAGCTTGCGATTATGGCTAAGCATTTTCAGAGACTTAGCTGTAAAAATGAGGTTATTTATGATCGTTGTGCTTTGGACGGTTATGCTTATTCTATGTCTCTAGTAAAAGATCTTAGAGTTTTAGATATTATTAGGGATATGTTTCTAGTAATGATTGATAGATACGATCTTATATTTTATGTTGTGCCGGAGTTAGATCTAGTAGAAGATGGTCAACGTACAGTCAATAAAGATTTCTTTGATAGTGTAGTGCAATCTTTCGATTGTATTATTAAATCATATGCAATACCTGTTGTAAGGCTTAGCGGTTCTGTAGAAGAACGTGCTAGACAATTCTTTTTAGCTTTACAGGATAAAGAGGTAGAAAAACACAACAATGAATTTTACGAATTATGAGTACAACTAACATGAACGACATTGCATCGAAGTCTTTAGGATCTTCAGCTTCGTATGCAGTATATACCGATACGTTTGATCCATCATTGCTTAACCCGATGCCTCGATCTTTAGCTCGAGATGATTGGAATATTAAATCAGATAGCTTTGTAGGGTTTGATACCTGGCACTGTCATGAAGCAACATTTCTTCTTGATAGCGGAGTACCTGTAGCAGGAACTTTAAAGTATGTCTATTCAAGTGATTCAGAATTCATGGTTGAGTCAAAATCAGCTAAGCTTTATTGTAATTCGTTTGATATGTGTAAGATGGGTGAAACATACAATCAAGCTATTACTAATTACGAAAATCAAATTAAAACAGATCTTGAGAATGTTCTTAAGACGCCTGTATCAGTTAAATTCTTCCGCTCAGGATGTGATGAAAACGCTACTGACCCTGTTCCTGGTTATGTAGATCTTACAGATAAGATTCATTTTAGTACAGAAATTACAGATTACGCTTCTAAGGAAGAACACCTTAAATTTTACTCTCTTGTAGATGGTGAAGAGATTGTTGAGTGTAAGTATTTTACTAATGCTTTAAGGTCACGTTGTAGACATACAAAGCAGAAAGATACAGGTACTGCTTATATCCGTATTATTACAAAAGGGTGCGAAGTTAACCCTGTTTCGCTTTTTAAACAAGTTGTATCTTTGAGAGAAGTTAATGAGTTTCATGAATTTTGTGCAGAAAAACTCTATACGAGTATTATGAGTCATCCAGCAGTAATTGATTGCGCTGTAACACTTCTTTACGCACGTAGAGGATCTCTCGATATTAACCCAACTAGGGCAAGTAAAGCTGATCTTCTTCCATCTGTTCTTATTGATTCAAATATCTATACAAAAAAGGCAATGGGTCAATAAGATTCACACTAGCACAAACCACAAAACCAATATAATATATTAACGATATGAGCGAAACAACAAACAAAATCACAATCTTCTTTGATTCCGTAGGACGTACAATCCTCGGAGAGCGAGTTGATAGTGCAACTACAGATACAGTTCTTACTATTAAGAACCCAGCAGTTGTCCACATTATGCCTAATCAGCAGACAGGACAGCTTACTCTTCAGATCCTTCCTCTCTTCTTTAGAGAGTTCTTGGCTGACAAGTCCGAAGCTACGACTTGGAAGTACAATCGTTCACTCATTACCGAGTGCAATGATATTGCTTTTGACTTTAAGCTTCAGGCTCAGTATCAGCAGATCTTTAACCCTAGTCCAATTATCACTCCAGGAGGTGTCACACCAGCCGGTAAGGCTGATGTAGTTCGTCTTTTTGACGAAGAATAATTGGATTTAATAGAAGCAGCATCTAATATTGGTGTATGGCAAAAAACGAACTCTCTCATTTAAAAGATATTTTTAAATCGGTCGATGACTTAAACCCAGACGCCGCAGTATTAGATGCTGCTACTCTATCAACAGCAGATGATTGGATTGATACAGGATCATATGCTCTAAATGCAATTATTTCAGGTTCCTTGTATAAAGGAATTCCTGGAGGTCGTATTACAGGTTTTGCAGGACCTTCTATGGCAGGTAAGACTCTTATTATGAATAAGATTATGGCTAATGCTCAGAAGAAAGGATACATTCCTGTTATCTGGGATTCAGAGGTAGCTGTAGATAAGAAGAGTGCAGAAGGTGCAGGTATGGATACCTCCCGTGTTAAATACTACCCTGTTGAAACAATTGAGGATTGCCGTAATCAGATGTGTGCATTTCTCGATAATGTTATTAAAGCTGACAATCCTGATCTTAAGTTTATTATTGCTATCGATTCACTTGGCAACTTAGCTAGTGCTAAGGAAGTTAAGGATACAGCAGCCGGTAAAGACGCAGCCGATGTCGGTCAGCGTGCTAAGGCAATTAAATCAATGATGCGTACCCTTACCTATAAGGCTGCTAAGGCCAGGGTACCCGTCCTATTTAGTAATCACGTATATGAAGGCATGGAAATGTTCCCTACACTTGTTAAATCTCAGAGTGGTGGTAAGGGGCCGATTTATCTTGCTTCGGTTCTTGTACAACTTAGTACGAGGAATGAGAAGAGTAGTGAGAACCCAAATGAGCAGTCGGTAGCTATTGCACATAATATCTCCGGAGTTACACTTGGTGCAATGACAGTAAAAAACCGCTTTGTACCGTCCTATCTTAAGACCGAGCTTTATCTTAACTTTAAATCAGGTCTTGATAAACATACAGGTTTATTTGATATTGCTGAGGCTTTTGGTGTTATTGAGAAACCAGGACGTACAGTAATGTATAAGGGTGAAAGTCTTGGTTATAGAAAAGATCTTGAAAAAGATCCTAAATTCTGGGAAAAGATTATGCCAGAGCTTGAAGCTACTCTACAAGATAAGCTTTGCTACGGTACGAGTGAGGTAGTTGATATTGAAGAAGAAGTCGATAATATCGAATAATGTCCGCTACTACTCCTGGTAAGCTTGATCTCGATTATTACGAGAACATTATTCTTTTTAATTCTCTTCTTAGTCAAGAATATTTAGCTTCTATTATAGATCACGCAGATCCTTCTTACTTTAATGATAAAAGTATTCAAACAGTTTTTAAGTGTATTCTGGCGTTCTTTACTGAGCGTGGAGCAGTGCCTTCAACTACTGAAATTAAGTCCAGACTCACAACAGACGAAGAAAGAAGATCATTTAACGAAGTAGTTACTCGCTTCAAGGAACTTGATACAAAGTTTAATAAAGAAGAGCTTCTTAATAATACAGAGAGGTTTTTAAAAGAGAGATGTCTTTATAAGACAATTGTTGATACAGCTGAAAAGTATTCTCAAGGTAAAGCTGATCCTGCTGAAATCTTAAAAGATTTTGAGAAAGCTTATAATATTAATCTTAGTGAAGATATGGGTCATTGGTACTTTGAAGAAGTTGATGAACATATTAAAGAACTCACTAAAGTTTATAGTGCTATTCCTACAGGCTGGAAATTTCTTGATGAAAAAATCGAGGGAGGCTTATTCCCTAAATCTCTTTATTGTTTAGTAGGACAAGTCAATATCGGTAAGAGTA